GTGCCTCGACCCTAAGAAACACAGACGCATCATACTTGCAGAAGTTAAACGACTTAAATACAAAGTAGTTACTAAAGTACGTATAGAAGATGGGGTGCGAGGCATTCGGGTATGGAGAGTTTAAGCTACAAAGTCACTAAGAAATCTGTCGGTTACTGTGTTTCGCAAAGCTGCGTCAAATTTTAAACCTAAAAGTAAGTCTTGACTGTAAGCTTGGTGCGATTTGTAAGAAGCCGTTAGCGTATTTTCTTTAAGTATACCTGGGAACAACTCGTTGAGTTGTAAAAGTCTTTCTAATGATTCTGCTTGCAATTCAGGATCATTATTTTCTATACCCATATAGTGCGCTTTAAGCAAAGCTTTTCTGCGGTTACGTACTTTAGTTTGAAAGTTTAACGCTAACGATCTATTTTCATACATGTTAGATATATCAGCAGGACTAAAACCAAATGCTTGCATTAGTAAACTATACGCATTGATGTCTGTATCTAACTCTTCTCCACTTCTAGTTCTAGCTCCTTCGTCCATATAGCGTGTAGTTTTAATTAAGTTCCGTAACGCACTGGGAGAAAGGGCTTCTGAAAAACGTCGGTAGTCTCCTTCGCCTAAGTATTCAAAGGCTCGTCCAGCATTAAGGAAATAACTTCCTACTGGACCCACGGATTGAGCAGCAGCAGTTGCTAGGTAACCATTTCTTTCTATGCTGTATGGGTCTTCCCTAAACACTAAACCGTTAGCTAACCCTACGCGATTAGATATTTCTAAATTTGTTATATAGTTAAGCGGACCTTTGTACACTAAATCATTTGTTGAACTGCGAACAAACTCTTTAAAATTAAATGGTTCGTCTTCTTCATCGTCAAACACAGAACTTAAGGCTTCCATTATGTTAGCAAAAGTTGCAGCCGCCCCAAAGAAAGGTAGTCCGTTAATACCGCCCATAGCTGCGCTCATAGTATAAATTAAAGCTACTTGTTTTTGAGCTTGCAAACGCGTAGCTTTATCAGAACCGGCTGTTGCTTCGTATATTCCGTATCCTACTAGACTTGCACTGTTCCATATAAAACTTTTGAAGGTAAAGGCAACTCGTCCTAGAGGGTGCTGCATTAAGCTTGGTCCTTCAGCAGCAAGACCGGAAGTATGTACATCTATGACTTGATTAACAGCTTCGTCTACAGCAGCAGAGTCGCTCTTACCATTTGCTTTTGCTAAGTTGTACGTTGCAATAGCTGTAGTAGCCCGACTGTATTTTTCTGCTCCAGAGAAAGGCATACTAAGCATGTTCATAAACTTAGCTGTCCGCGAATCAAAATCTGATGTGTCTTTTTTTGTACCGTCTAAAAGTTCACGCGCTAACGTATGTTCTAGTTGAGCTTTCTCCATTAAGCCGTCGTAAAGAGTTTTATATTTAGGATCGTTCTGCCATTTGTAAGTTATAAAATTATCAAGCTCCCTTTCTCCCTTCTTTTTTAACGAAGGAAATGCTTCTTTCATAGCAGATAACAATACTCTGTTTGCTTGTTCAAAACCATATTGAGCAGCTAGTCTTGGGTAAGTAAGTAGCAGTACTGAACTTGTGTTTATAAGTGCAGCAGAAGCGTTGCCTAGTAAGAATAAACTGTAAGCTCCAGTAGCAAAAAAAGTTGTCATCTTAGGGTAACTAGGACTTTGCATGAATCCAGTATTGCCACGCCTTTGTATTTCGTCACGAATTGCGGCAGGGAATCCCGTGCTTTCGGTAGAGGTAATACTATTTATAGCATCCTGTATGTCTGGCATGTACTTCATGGTGTTTATTTTTCTAAGTACTTTTAAATACGTATCGCCATGCACTTTTACTAAGTCTGTAGAAGCTCCTTCTTTACCTGTATAGAGTCTTAGTCTTTGATCGAAGCTGTTAGAAGGCATAATATCTAACAGTATTCCGTATACGTCTTTTTGATTTTCTGCGGGAACTACTTTCATAACTTCTCGTATAAAACTACCTTCGGGAAAAGTGTCAGCTTTATACTCTGCATTTTCTACTTTATTAAATACTTCTGCATTTTCTATGTTGTTATCAGTTATAAACTTTCTACGTTGTCTTTCAGATTCAAAGGCTGTAGTTACGTCTCTACCACTTGAATTAGTATACCGCAACCAGTAATCCCCAAAACGAACAGCAGGGAAGTACCCTATAGCCGGTTGAGTTCTTGCAAAGGTGTCCGTTATTCTTTTTTGTTCACTGCTAGGCGCTAATTTTTTAATGTACTCTCGAAATTGCGTGTACGTGTCTTTAAAATCTTGTCGCATTTCAGTATACATTTCTCTTACTTCTGCGGGCAATCTATTAAACTCTGCTTGTAATTTGTTATACGCAGCTTTTTGCTCTGGTAAGGTATTAAAAATATTATTTCCGTCAGAATCTTTAACCATTACATTAATGTCAAATTCAGGATCAACCTTTCCAGTTAAATCAAATTGATTTCTGTGAGCAATATCTGCCATGACTCCCATGCGTTCCGCTGCTTGGGGATATTTCTTTTGTACTCGTTCGTTTTTTCTATACTTATCAGTAGCTGTTTTTAAGTTCTTTTCTTTTTCTCCTTCTCTTTTAAGCAACGCTTCTCTTAGATTTGTTAACTTAGCAGCCAAGTCTGGGTACTTCTTTTCCGTCATACGTATAAAGTCTTGTATACGAAAAGCTCTAAGTGCATTAGAAGCTATAGTGCCGCCACCTTCTTGACCAACAAGATTAGATACAGCATTTGCTACGTCGTTTGCTTTCTTACCTACAAACTTTGGTGTTTTAGTAAGTGCGTCTGACATAGCTCCCATAGCTTCAGAAGGGGTACTTAAAAACAACCTGCCGCTAAGTGTAGGTTCAACACCCTGGGATACGTCCAGTATCTTGTCTATAAAGTCTAAGCCCTTAGTGTACGCACTTTGCTGTGGACGGAAACCAAAGAAACGCGCAATAGCTTCAAAGATGTTAGTAAGTAAGTTATTACTTGGAGCAGCATTGGGTGCTTTAGTACTTCTTAGTAGAGCTTGGAATTCAGGGTTGCTTACAAGTTCTGCGGCAAACTCTTGGAGGTCTTGACCACCGTAAGCATCGCCCATTTGATTTTTAATATCAGAGTAAAATTTAAAAAAGTCCTTAGTTATCTGCAAGTCAGGGTTGTTAAGAGCTTGAGATATAGCAGCATGAATAGTTTCATGCAAAAATGTTTCTTCGGTTAGTCCCGATAATTCTCCTTGCCGTGAGTTAAGAACAATAGTATTTGTATCTACATCGTAGTACCCACTAGAACTAGTAGCTTCTGGTATGTTTGACACGTCTTGAACAACTAACTTAGTAGTCAGTCCTTGAGAACGAATCTTGCGTAGTACCCGTTGTATTTCAGGAGCCTGAGACGGAATTAGTCTGTTAAGCAACTGTTTAAAGTTGCCTTGTTCTGCTATACGCATTTGTTGTGAATCGAAGGGTTTACCTTTGTACGTAGGTTTATTATACAACCTTACATACTTAGGTAAGATTTCTTTTCTAAAAGTTTCATTAAAGTTTGCCTGTGTTTCTTTATTAACATTGTTTAAATACTGATTAAACGTTTCATCATTTTTTCTTTTAGCCAAACTTAATAGTTTAGTAGCCGGTTGTTTTAAGTTTTTAGCTATTTCTTTTATTTTAGGTTCAAGCATTCGCGCTGCTTTTCTGTTAGGCGTTCCAGTATTAGCACCCGTATAAAAACCATTATAAGCTCTAAGTAGCTTAGTAAGGCTATACCCTATAGAGCCGTTGTTGTTAGCAGTAAATAACTCAGCATCTGAAAGTAAATCTCTTTCTATAGATTTTTCTGCTATAGCAGCTTGTTCTTTGTTCGTAATTTCAGCAGTTTCAATTCTACCTGCATCTATCTTTTGTGTTCTAATAGACTTTATTAACGCATCCTTATATTCTTTTTCTGTGTTATCAATTAAGTTCTGTGCCTGTTGTTCTTCACTAAGTTCAGCAGCTACGCCTACTATTGGTTCAGCTTCTGCTAACTGTTGTTTATTATCAATTATAATTTCATTTTCGTTCGAGCTTTTTTCCGTAGCTTCTTCAAAACTAAATAGGTCTGCTTGACCCTCAGAAGAACGACGATTAATTATTGCTATTTCATCGGCAATTAGTTGGTCTCGGTTGCTAGGAGGTAGTTCGCCTTCAAAGCGAGCATCAACAATATTTGCTGCTTCTTGCTCTACAGCTTGTTTGTTTTGATCTTCTTTTATTTTTTGTTGCGCTTTATTTTGAGTTGCTTGTTCTTCAGGAGTTAGTCCAAACGTAAACTGACCTTGTTCAGCGCCGAGAAGTTGTTTAGTAGCAGCTTTTTTAGCAGCAGCTTCAGCTTTAACTTTTTTTGCTTCTGCACGTTCTGTCTTTTTTGCTGCTGTACTTGGTCCTAACGTACCGTCTTCACTTACTTTATTAGCAAATAAGCTACCTTGTTCTTTACTAAACCTACTTTTTCGTGTTTCTCCTACAGTTTCTATTATTTCTTTTTCTGCATTTGTTAACTGGTTAAAAGGCTTAGTAGCATCAAACTCAACTCCTAAACGTTGCGCTTCAACTGCTGCGTCTTCGTAAAGTATTCTTTGACTTTCTTCTTTACGTATTTGTTCTACCACTTCTAACTGTTCAGGAGTTAAATCTTTTATTTCTCCAGTTAAAGGAACGCCTTCTGTTTTGCGTCTACGCGCTGTTTCTAATGCAAATGGCATTGAAACTACAGTCGAATCTATTTCTTCAGATTGACTTGCAAGGTCAACATCTTCTTGAGCAGTTCTAATTTCTTCAAACTCTTGCGCTTGGTTTAAATTTGTTCTTCTTTCTTGCGGAGATTGATCTGGTTTAACAGGGTCTACAAAAGGTAGTTCTCGTTGTCCCCCGATGGTACCTTCGGGAGCTGCGTATCTGTCATTTGTTTTCTTACGTAATTTTTTAGCTTCTTCTAAATCTGCTAAACGTTGTGCACGTTGTGATCCTTCTCTAGCACCTTCTATAGTGCCACCAACTGTGCCAAACCCTCCACCTGCTACAGCACCACGAACACTTGCTTCCATGATCCGGTCGAACTCTTTACTACCAAAGACATCAGGGTTGTCATCAATAAATCTTTCAGCGGCTATGCTAATCCCTTCTTGTGCACCCTCAGTTATACCTTCAAGACCTAGCCCAGAGAACAGTCCCGCAGTACCCGAACGCAGCACACCACGCGACATACCTGATTTCTCAAGCAACTTAGTAGCTATTCCTGCTTTCATAGGACCGGATATATTTCTAGTTAGGGCTAACGGTAGTATTGAATCTAGGCTTGCTGCTGCCGCACCAAACAACAGAGCCGTCCCAGGCGCGGTTTCACCTGTCTCACGGTAGACATTTTCAAAGACTTCAGGTGCGTTAAGTGCGTATGAACCGAAAGCTGCACCGGCTAATTGACCCGTTGCCCTAGCTGCGCCCGCTACGGGTGCGAGTGCTCCACCTGTTAAAGCAGCACCAAGAGTAAGTCCAAGATTTCCAAACTGTTCGCCAATAGTTTCAGCAGCAAATCTAGTAAAGTCACCTACACCTTCTACATCTTTAAAGCTTTCAAACTGAGTTGGGTTTAATCTTTGACTAAGAGCTTGTTTTTCAGCCGCTTCTGCTAGTTGTTCTTGAGCATACTCATCCGCACCCACGGCACTTGCTGCTATAGCAGGAATAACATCAGTAAACGTAGAACCTAGACGGTCCAAGCCTCGTGACACACCACCAGTAAACGTGTCTACTAAACCTAGTTCGGGAGTAGGAAAAGAAGTAGGGGTTTGAAAACTTCCTTGAGATTGTAGTGCTTGCGCTAGTTTTTGTGCTGCGGCTGTATCTCCAGCAGCATGGGCATTTTTTAACGCTTGACTAAGTTGCTCTACAGTTGCCATGTTATGTAGTGTATTGACTAACTAAAGCTTCTGTTTCAGGATCTTTAGCAGAACCACTGCTAATGCCAAATTGTCGAGCTATTAACTGCAAATAATCCCTATCTACTGCTAAAGTTGCGTTTATCACTTGTTGGTTATTTTTCTTTCTGTAATCTTTAAGCTCATCTAAAGGTATATTAAGTTTTGCTGCAATCATAGAATCACGTTCTGGTTTGTTTTGAACGTCTCTAAAACTCTCTAATAAACCTGCTATGTATTGAGTAGTTCTTGCATCTTGTGCGCCAAGTGTAGCTTCAACTTGTTGCTGTAGCACTGCGTTACGCGCCATATCAGAAGTTACTTTATCCCCTCTTGTTTGTTGTCTAGCTAGTTCTTTAGCTACTCCTTTACCCCCTGCTGTTAACGCACCGCTTGTAGAAGTTTGCCCTCCAGCGTTTGTAAGAAACTCTCTGAGCAAATTAGTGTCTACGTTGTCAAAAAGTCCAGGTTTTTTAGGTGCTTCTTTTCTACCAACCCTAGGTAAATCTACTATGCTATCGAGTTTTTGTTGAGAAGTGGGCGCAGTTTTAATAATTTCTTCTGCTACTATTGCGTCAGTATCGTCACCGCCGCTAAGAAAATCTGCTCCTTTAAGCGCACCTGCGCCTATAACTCCTGCCCTGACAGGACTAAATTCTCTAACTTGTACGGGTTTATTTGTTTTAGGATCAATTCTAAACATAGGCTTATCGCCTTTTTTACCAGCTTTAGCGGGTCTAGTAACTGCTTTCTTTGCTAGTTCTATCGCTCTAGGGCCAAATCTTTTACCTAACGCGCCCAAGCCTTTGCCAGCTAAACTTAGACCTCTAACTGCGGGGTTAAGACTGGCAATAGCTAAAGCAATATTAGCGGCAGACCCTAACTTATCATCAGCGTCAAAAAAAGTATCACCTATAAATTCTCCTGCACCTAAAACTCCAGATTCTATAGCAGCTCCAAGACTATCTCCTAAACGACGCTCTTCTACGTCTCCGCCCGGAGCAAACCCTTCTATTCCCACTTCTTCTATATCCTCAAAAGACATAGCTGGGTTTAGTTTAGTAAGCATATCGTTGGTTCGACCTTGCATTAATAGATAGTTAGCAGCTCTACGTGCTTCTTCTGCGTCTCTCTTGCGTTGCTGCTCTTGCATTCGTCCAGCTTGACGTAACGAACCTATACCGCCCATCTCTTTATTTTTTGAATATTCGTCAACAGCTTCTTGAGCACCGGGAAACATATTAGAAAAACGATCTTTTCTTGCTTGTTGTTTTATCCCTAAGCCTTGAAGGTAACTTATTGGGCTAGGATCATCCATCGCTATTAATTGAGCTGTTAACTGATCGCCAGTCATACCAGTTGGACTAGGATCATCCATCGCTATTAATTGAGCTGTTAACTGATCGCCAGTCATACCAGAAGGAGTCATTACTTCTTGCGTTTCAATAACGTCGTCTTCAACCTGTAAAGTTCCCAGCCCTTCATTCCTTGCTCTTACTTTACGATTAAACTCTTCCTGTTCTTTACGTCGTTCTTTTGTTGCCTCAGTTTCGTCAAAAAGCCCTGTAGCAAAATCCCTTGCATCCCTAAGAAAGTTAAGACCCTTACGCGCCGTTTGCCTAGATGCTATTAAACCAGGACTAGGCTGTCTAACACCTTTCTCTAACTGACCCATAATATTTTCTACATAGGGTTGAGTTTGCATAGTTTGTGGAAGAACTTCGTAGTCTCTGCCAGCATCAATAAATTTATCAGCATTTCCCGGACCCGCATTGTATGCAATAAGTGCAGCTTCCGTATCACCGTCATACCTATCTAACATAGCTTGTAAGTATTGTTTAGCAAATTCTCTACTAGCTTCTGGGTCAAACCTGCTTCCCTTCATAGGAGGAACACCATACCCAGGGTCTGCTGCTGTGGACGGCATAATTTGATATGCACCTTCTGCACCGGCGCGACTAACAGCAGTGGGATCACCACCACTTTCTGCAATCATTAAGGCGGTTAAGAGATCATTCATGCCCCCGAACTCATCTATATCATCGGAATCAGTTTGTTCAACCGAACTACCATCAGGACCAGCATAGCCAATAACCCCACCTTCTTTTTTATCAATGACACCACTACCTATCAGAATATCTTTACGGGTAATTTTACCGTCACCGCTTAAATCGGGAAAACTTGAATCTTTAACTTGGCTACCATTAGTACCGTTGAATCCAACAATCCCACCCTGTGCAGCTCTCAGCATATTGTTAGCGGGTATACCAGCCACACCTTGCATTGGTTGACGCATAGGTTGTTGACCCATCATGGCCTGACGTTGCATGGATCTTTGTCCCTTTTGCTGAATACCAGGCGCAAGTTCTGCAATCAGTTGTGCTCTGGAATTGTTTAAAAGCGTTTCTTCTTGTTGTATTGCTACTGAATTAGGATCATTTTGCACGGATGCTGCAAGTTGATTAGCGCCAGCGTTTATATCATTAATTAGCCCTCTAGCCGCAATCACATGAAATATGTCTTTATTATTTAAAGCTTGTGGATTGCCTCCATAAGCAGTTTTAATCATATCTACTTCGCTATCTATACCAGCCATAATTAAACGCTCCCTGTATTAGTACTTGTTGGAGTACCAGTAGTAATAGTGATAGGAGTAAACTCTTGCTCTGGAGTTTTTACTATATTAAGAGCTTGCAATAAACCTAATATTCCACCTGCACTACCTAGAAAATCCGACAAAGCACTAGTGTCAGCATACTCGTTTGATTGCGCTCCGATAGGTAAACCTTTTAGTAGAGACTGTTGAAACTGAGTTTGCCTAAGCGGAAAGTCTCGCTCTTCAGTGAACTGCGCTATATCTGCCATAACACCTTGTTGTTCTATAGCCCTCTGTTCCGCACCTCCTTGTTGCTGTGCAGCTAAAGCTTGTAGTCCGTAAGTGTTAAGATCATTTTGTGCTTGCTGCGCTCTGTTTTGTTCAATGTTAAATTGATTTTGTGCTTGTTGGAAAGCGTCTTGATAACCTGCGCCTGTAATTCCTGCCATTCTATCTAACAAGCCACGCTGTAGTTCAGCTTCTGCAATCCCTTGACGTGATCCACCGTAAGCTCCTGCTTTACCATACCGACTTTGCAGTTCTTCCTGAGCTATATCAGCTTGTCTTCTTGCAGCATCATACTGAGGTTGAAGAGCACCTTGTAAGTAAGGACTCATGTAATTCTGTGCTGTTGCACCAGACGTAAATGACGTAGGTGTAAATCCACCCATCTGTGCTGTAGGAGTAGTAAGCGCACCAAGCCCTTGGTACGCTTGTGTTTGCAAGTCAGACTGACCAGCAGTTAGCGGACCTTGATACGCTGTAAAAGGCATATTAGAAATTGCTTGCCCTTTACCTAACATCCCAGTTACGTAAGGAGCTGCGTAAGGAGCTAAGTCTTGAGTTTGTCCTAGTAAGTTTGGAGTTGCCATTGTATTTTACCTACGCTAAATATTGGTTAGGGTCTATTTGCTTACCCTGATTAGGATTACCAGTGCGGTCTTTACGCACTCTGTCCATCATACTATATAGGTTTTGCGCTCCTGCATCGGAGTTACCATTACCCAAGTGGCTTACCACATCTGCGGGTATAACAAACTCACCATCACTTAAAGCAGCGGGTTGAGAGTTACCTATCATAGCAGGAATATCATCTGCCATACCATCCGTAGAACCACCTAAGTAGTACTGATCTATTTCTCCACCTTGGGCAAGGGGTATAAACTCACCGTCTGGCCCAAACCCCATACTCGCTAAATTTGCTAAGATGTCATCCGCCGGTATACCGTAAAGATTACTTAAGTCTTCTACTTCGACAGAATCATTTTGCAAAGCATTTATTACTGCATTTACGTCACCCGCAGCGTACTCTCCTGTTGTAGCATCAGGCTCAAAAAGAAGATTTCGATTAAGATAATTTTCAACATCAGTTACCGTAGTGTTACTAAAGTCTTCACCCTCTGGAGTATTAGCTTGGTAGTATGCAAGTACTTCTGCTGGGTTAGTTTTACCAGCGTTAATTAATTGAGTTACAAGATCCTCTTCGGTTATACCCCCTAAAGCTGCTGCTTGTGCCGGTGTTCTACCCTGATCTAAAATTGTATTCTCCAGGATGTCGAGAGCAGGAGTACCATAAATAGTAGATAATTCATCTATTGTAGTATCGCCATTAGCTAAACCAGCAAGTACAGTGTCTATATCTGCTTGAGAATATTCTCCTCTTCCAAAAGTAGAAAACCCTCCCGTAAGAGGATCAAAACCCCCTCCGATCCTGACATCAGGTAAAGTAAACCCAGGTGTGGCAACGGGAGTAGCGGGAGTAACAGAAGTAACAGGAGTAACAGGAGCAGTGGGAGTCATACCTGCAACAATGCTATCTACCTTATCTTGTTGCGTAGTTACTCTATTTTCTTTAGGTCTAGCACTAGTGGAATTGCTAATAAGGTCTTTTATACTTTGGTACGTATCCGTCTCTTCTCCATACGGCGTGTAGTACGCACCCATGCGCTCTCTTATATCAGCAAGAGGCACATTCATAATTTCTGAAAGTCTTTCTGGAGACACGTTGTAGCGGTTCATCATACCTACCGCTTGTTCAATCTGCTGACGCTCTGTAGTTAAATTAGGGTTTTGCCCCATCTGGGTAAACATGTCAAATACTTGAGCATCAGTAAGCGTTTGACTAGAAGGTCGCGTTTGGAAAGCGGGGTTAGCTGCGTTAAGAGCTGCAAGTCCTAGTGCTTGTCTATCTGTCCTACCTTGCGCTGCTAGATTAGCGGCTCTTTGTGCCGTAGGGTCTTCTACATTGTTTACGTATTGTATGTCGCTAAAGTAACGTTGACCGCCACTTCCTGGTCGGCGGGTAGGATCATATGTTCCTGGAACTGCACTTCGTATAGCAGTTAGCGAAGGAATGTCATACAAACCACCCGATTCTCCTGCTGTTGTATCTGCTGGGAGCGGATCACCTATATTCCCTACGCCAGTTACCGTACCCGGAAGGGTCACTTTTTGAGAATTTACAGCATCAAATTGTATTACTTCTTCTGGAGTAAAATTTGTGTCTAATAGATTAGGAACATTTTCTTTAGCCCAGTTATACGCATCTTGTAGACTCCCAAAATCAAACCCTGCCATTTTACTAAAAGCTTCTACCCTAGACCCAATAGAAGTTACCGCTCCTGCAATATTGTTAAAAATATTGTTTTCTTCCGGTTTTTCTTCCGGTTCGTTTATAACTCCCGTTCCTCCAGTTGGAACAGTAAAAGTATTAGAAGCCATTAATGTACCATCAGGATTTAACCCAAATCGTGCATTGGGGTAGTTAAGACGTTGGCCTAAAACATCAATAGCTTCAATACCCGTCGGGGGTGGTCTAGCATCTTCTTTTTTGTAGTTAAGACTATATGGGCCTTGGTTTTGGTTATTTGCAATAGCTTGTTGACCGGAAGTCATAGTTTCACTAGCACTATTAATAGGAGTGCCATCTTGCCGATACATTAACCCAGTGCCATCAGGAGTTACGGCAACTGTTCCAGCAGTTATTGCTTGGTTAATCATGTCGTTGTAATACGCGTTGCTGGGGTTAAACTTAGTAGCCAAACCCGTACCAGACATCGGACCTCTCCCCGGACCTAAAGCGGGGTCACCTGCAAAGCGATACATACTTTGCCCTTTACGTTTAGGGTTATTTCCTACTGGAGAACTTGGATTTCCTGGTCCAAACCCTTGCATTATTCCTGCGGATGTTGGTCCTCTGTTAATAAAACTACCCACAATATTCTCCTACGGTGTTGGTAGCGTTTCTGGCAACGCTGACACAAAAGTTACGGTTACTAGGGTAGACGGCACGGCAGGGCGGGGACTTGCAGCCGCCTGATAATCAACCGTTATGTTTAAATCGTCTGTTGCCCACATAAGTTCTATATACTGTCCTGCTTGTATGTCTATTGTAAAACTGTAGGTAAAGTCATCTACTCCACCTGACCCTGCTACGACGTGCATTCTAGCAGTATTTGCTATGTCTACCCCACTCCTACGCACCCAGAACGATACTTCTTTTGAGCTGGCACTACTGCTAGTAAGTTCTACCGACAGTTCAAAGTTATAAACTCCTGAGTGGGTCGGTGTAATCCTTGTCTTTGGTGTGCCTGTTACGCTTATGGCTTCACCTAAATATGTATTCTCAAACTGTAACGCATATGCTGTGTTTATAACACTGGCGTTCTGGTCTACGGTGGAGAACAACTTAGCATTAGGAGACTCTATAAACCGGCCTCCGTACTCCCCAAACACACTGTTTATACCGCTTGATAGCAAGTTAAAGAAGAGACGCAAGATGTTGTTTAGTGCATCAAGGTACTCTTTTAGCGGCCCTGCTTTGGGTATCGGCAGTGCAGGAGCTTGAACTTTCTGTACGAGCCGCTCTGCCACTAGCCTCTCCTACCGTCAGGACGCATCTCCAACCGTGGTATGCCTAGCTTCCAGGCTACACCTAGCGCAGTGGATTCTAGTTTAAAAGTTAGTTGTCTACCTCGTACACGAACAAACACTTGTCCTGTAAATTGCTCAATCGGTACAGTGGCAGAACGAGTTACCGTAGCGTTGTCTACGCCACCCTCAGATGTAGGGCTATAGTAACCAGAACCAGAGTTTTCCATAGGTAGCAAAGTCATTACAGCAGCAGGGCTATCGGCTGTAGACCCCTCAAACGTTATGTCAGGCAGCATTTTATCTACGAACATAAACCGACTACCCTCGTCCAAATCAAACTGAGACGAGACTAAAGTTGCAGTAATAGCACTAGCACTTGCACCTTCCTGACTGTCGTAGCCTACTTCATGGTTAACGAGGTTGTTACTATAAGTAGCAGCTAGTGGGTTTTCTCTAAGATCAGAGTCTATCCAAGCACTGCGTGATAGGTTCCCGTAATACCAAATATCCTGTAAATAGTTGTACACCACATAGCGATCATTCCGTGTAACGCCTTCAGAGCAGTAGAACCACCATATCTCATCAAACCGCTCATTAGTGCCCGCTACGACTTGTGCATATTGACTGAAGTTAAAATCATTAAACACGTAGCTTCGTACACTACAAGGTAGAGTTTTAACCGTACCATCGTACATATAGAACTTGTCAGTACCCATCCAGTATGCAGTGTTGCCTGAATAAGCTGCTGCATTAGGACCAGCAATCGTTATGTTATCGCCAAGTAACTGAGCACCCCACACCTCTGGCGCACCTAAATACTGCATACCGTACAGTGCCGTATCCGTCCAAACCAGGATCTCTTGTCGTGCTTGTAGAGCTGTAATAATTTCACTGCCCCTAGACAAACGTAAACTACCAGCTTGGTTAGTTGCCGCAGGAGTCCAGTTAGCTACGTCCTCTTGGTCAGACCAGCGGATTAACATAGGGTCAAGAGTGGCACTACCCGATGCGTTTGAGCCGAAACATATAGCAAATCGAAAGATGTCTGATACAAAGGTCTTGTTAACTATAGTAGGCACGTTAGACGCACCGCCTAAAGAAGACACAAAAACTGCACGAGTGTCTGTACCGTTAGTAGCATCCCAATAAAATACAGGACCGCCGCGATAACCAAAGAACAAATCCTCACCAAAGTTAGCCTGACTCCAAAGGCGCATAGGTGCATTAGTATCGCCACTGTTACCCCAAGTGCCTGACCCCCAAGTACCCGCACTCCATCCTACGAACGGAATCTCAATCTCATTACCTGTGTTTACTTGGTATGCCGCAGTGACTGTACCGCCGCCCGTAGCAGCAGAAGACGCTGTAGTTTCAGCAGTAATATTGTAGGTATCTTCAGTTAGAAAAGCGATTTGATATTCGTTATTTAAGTTCAATCCACCCACTGCTGAAGCACCACTAAAAGTAACAAAATCCCCATTTAACGCGCCATGTGCAACGTCGGTAACGAGAACAGTAGTGGAGTCTAATGTTGTGGTAAATGGGTTTGTCAGCGTTGCTGTGGCTCTAATAGGGGTAACGTCAGAGTATGATCCACCACGCTCTATGTAATACTTAAGATGCGTGCCTACTGATACAAGATTCTGTTTCTCTAACGTAGTCCAGTTGAGCATAGAACGACAGATACCCAAGAAAGTAGATGCAGATATACGTACCCAGCCCCCAATCTTCTGAGGCATACCCCGTCTAAACCGCACCTTATCTGTCTCGTACCAACTGCCCTCAGCCGCATACCGTGTGTTTTCACGGTCAACTCCCGGCTTTAACTGTAGTCGTTGTAGTGGCATGGACTAACCTCGTTATAGATACTCACCTGTTCTAATCATTTCGGTAAGCTCTACTGCTCTGCTCCCGACCTGTCTAGCCCACTTGGAATCTAAGAATTCATCACTAGCAGCTTTGTAATCTGCTTCTTCCATAGCGGTCAAGGCGCGTCGAAACCCACGTAACTTCGTGGCTCCGAGGTTGAATCCGATGTCAATAATAGCATCTTTCCGTACATCATCAAGACCGTTAAACCAAGGATACTCTGAGCTTAACTCTTTGATAACACGTTCTATGTCGTTCTCAAGTAGGTACTGTACCTCATCATCGGACAAACCTATTCCGTCGTTCATATCGACATTGCGTCCTATACCGAGGGTATAAAAACCAGCAGGGCATTTGTAGATTACGTGTCGTCCATTAGTCTTAACCTCACCTTCGTGACGTTTTAGCATATCAATTAGCTTTTGCATTTTACTTCTTTCCATTACTTCCGCCGTAGTAAAACGCTGCCGCAGTACCTAAGATTCC